CAATCAGCGGCGATGACGGCGACACCCGCTGATTGAGAAACAGGTTGCGGACCTTGGGCTCCTCGGCCGGCATCCGCATCGCCTTATGCACCGCGGTGACCAAGTCCTCGCGATCGCGAAAGATGCCGAGCGCGGGGTTCGCCTTGGCCCACTGCGCCTCATCGTCAAGCGCGCAGTCCTCGTCCGCGGCGTACAAGTGACAGACGATCGCCGGATCGGTCTTCGACAGCCCGTCGTCGATCAGCTTCGAGAGGATATGCTCGGGATCGTTCGACTGCGTGCTGATGGTGACGAACAACGGCTCGTCGCGGGCGCCGAACGAGGTATCGAGCACGTCGTAGAGATCGCGGTTCTTAGCCTGCGCGAGCTCGTCGTAGATGACGACGCTGGGCAGGTATCCGTGCTTCGTTCCCGCTTCCGCCGACACCGCCCGGTAGATCGAGCCAGTGATCGGCGCCACCATCGTCTTGGTCGACGGCACGACTTCCAGCATCGCCATCAACTCGGGATCGCACTCGACGATCTGACGCGCAAACTTGAAAACGATCGCTGCCTGATCCCGATCGTTCGCCGCGCTGTAGATTTCACCGTTCGGAATCGCTTCCGGCCCGATCAGATGCGCCAACGCTAACGCCGCGATCAGCGCGGTCTTCCCATTCTTCCGACCAATGGACAGGATCGCCCGGCGCACCACCCGACGGCCGTTCCGATGCGGCTCGTAGATGTCCCGAATCCACGCCTTCTGCCACGGCGCCAGCTTGAATCGCTTCCCCTGTCCCATCCCGCTCGGGACCGTCAGGGTTTCGATGAACTTGATAACGCGCGCGGCGCGCCGCTTTCCGGCCGGTGTCACTTTCACTTCCGCCCAGGCCGCCAATGAGGCCGGCGAACTTTGATTGCGGTCCGTTGCTGGTATTGCCGGCGGCGATGCGGGCGCGGGCGGCAGGAGTAAATCCGAACTCTGAGGCATATCGCACCATATCCGAAGCCGCTTTGTTAGCAGTACCCACCAACGGATTCTGAATCGCGTTGCCGCCAGTAGTCTTGATCATCAATCCCTTGGTGAGCAAATCGCGCTTGGCCATTTCCGCGATCGCATCTTCCGCAGCCTTCCAACGCGCAACCGCCTGGCAGTACGCGGCCAACGGATGCTCATCGACCAACGAGAGCAACCCCATATGATACAGCCCGCCGGCAATGCGCCGCCACTCCGCCTTCGCCGCCGGCATTAGGAAGGCCATCGGCTCGGGGACGTCGGGCGCGTTCTCGAACTCAGCCTCGGGCGGCAGCGCGCGTTTGCCCGGATTGCCGCGCAGCAGTTTCAGATGCGTTGGAAGTTTATTTGGACCGCTCAACCTACAGCCTCCAGTTCGGCGCCGGCAGCGGAATGTCGCGCCGCCTTGATATGCTCAAACGTTTGCCCGTCCAGCACCGCCTGCTCGCCGGTGAAGTTTTGCCAACGCTCGATGACAACGTCGACATAGACGGGATCGATCTCGATGGCGTGACAAGCCCGGCCGGTCATCTCGGCGGCGATGATGGTGGTGCCCGAGCCGACGAACGGATCATAGACCGCCTGGCCGGGCGAGGAGTTGTTGTCAATCGGGCGTTTCATGCACTCGACCGGCTTCTGGGTAGAGTGACCGGTCTCGGATTTCACCGGCTTGTCGATCTGCCAAAGCGTCGATTGCGTGCGGTCGCCTTGCCAGTGTGCCGTCTTGCCTTTGCGTACGGCGTACCAACACGGCTCATGCTGAACGTGATAGTTGCCGCGACCAATAGGGAATTGCTGCTTGGCCCAGATGATTTGCATCCGAACTTCAAACCCAGCGGCGACCAGCGCCTCGTAGTGATTAACTTGCATGGCACCCGGCGGGTGCCATGCATAGACAACATCGCCAGGGAATAACGCCCACGCTTCACGCCAATCGGCGCGGTGATCATTCGACACCTGCCCTATGGCGCTCGCGCCATAGGGCTTTCCGTTCGCTCGATCCGCGCGGTTGCGCCAGTCTGGATCGTAATTCACCCCATACGGCGGATCGGTAACCATCAGTTGCGGGCGCACACCGCCGAGTGCCTTGGCAACGTCGCCGGGCTTGGTCGCGTCGCCGCACAGCAGGCGGTGCGGGCCGAGCATCCACACGTCGCCCGGGCGCGTTACCGGAATGGCCGGCGCGTCCGGGACCTCGTCGGGATCGGTAAGCCCCGGATTGCCCGAGACGTTGAGCGCCGATAACTCGCGCTCGGAAAAACCGACCAACGGAATATCAAACCCCATGCTCGCGAGGTCTGTTAGTTCGATCTGCAGCAGTTCGTCGTTCCAGCCGGCGTTGAGCGGCAGCTTGTTGTCGGCCAGCATGTAGGCGCGCTTCTGCGCTTCCGTCCAACCGCGAGCCACCATCACCGGCACCTCACCGAGGCCCAACCGGGCGGCAGCCAGCACTCTCCCGTGCCCAGCGATGATGATCCCCGCTTCATCGACCAGGATCGGCATGGTCCAACCCCACTCGCGAATCGAGGCGGCGATCTGCGCCACCTGGGCATCCGAATGGGTTCGCGCGTTGCGCGCGCTCGGCACCAGCGCCGAGACCGGCCGCCGCTCAACCTGGTCCGCCGGCCATTGCATTGTAGCGGGCTCCAATACCTACCCCCGGTTGCTAACCTGCGGAATCTAACGCGAAGCTATGCGCGCGGTCATACGTCGGCGGTTCCTGCTTTTTTTTGGGGCCCCCCCGGCCACTACGTTGGCTCCACATTCGCTGGCTGAAGGTGGCCCCTAGCAGGATAGCCATCGAAACCAAAACGCATCAGCATTTAATTGTGAACGAATGAGAGGCTATCAAGTATGTGGTATTATGTTGGGGCTTCGGACGCATCCGCAGGCCGGGATTGCCTAGCGTGATGGCAATTCGGTAGCAGGATCAACTGCATCGCGGTGTGCCTTGTAGGCTATGGTGAGCCGGAACACAAGCCCTAGTGGTAGGCAACCGCATCGCCTGCCCTGATCTCGGCATGCACCTCACGACCGAGGAACGACAGCAGCACGTGTTCCCGGTCACGACCCGACATCCCCTGATAGATTGCGAACTGACCTTTGAGGCTGCCACGCACGATCCGAACCGCCTGACCGCGACGCAATGGTGGCAACCGAACGATGCCATCTACTTCGCGCTTGTGCAGTTCGTCGATCACGTAATCGGGTAATCGTGCTGGTCCATCACCAGCACGCAGCAATCGCACCACGCCAACGGTGGCAACGATCGGCGCCCAGCGTTCCACCACCTGAGCAAACAGATAGCAGGGAAACAACGGCACGGTCCGCAACTGACGATCGCGAGCGCGTTCTTGAGTGCGTGGCAGATAGACCGGAAAGCCGGCGCGCCGCAGTTGATCCGCAACGGCGTTCTCCCGAAACGATGTTGTTCGCACCACGGTCCAGTAGCTCATGCGATGTTCCCCAGCAAAACCATCAAACCGGAACAGCCTTGGCAATCGCCGCGTTGTGCCACGTTCGTGACAAAACCAAGGAGGCAGCGATGCCAGACCCCAAGGACCCGCACCCGGGCGATCCGAACCCGAAGCCCGGACAGCCAGGACAACCGAACCAGCCCGGACAGCCTGGCCGATAACCGAACGACGGCGACGCAGTCCCGCATTGATTGCGTCGCCAACATTGTTTGTTAGTTTCCATTGCGTTCACTTCCACAATTGATCGAGCACGGCGCCCAACGGCAGCAACGGCTCAGCCCTCAGTTGCTCGAACCAACGCAGCAAGCGCGGCTCGTTCACATCGGGGCCGAACTTCAAGAACGTGCCGTCTGCGCTATCGCAGCCGAGCGCCGCTGCCACTCGCAGGCGCTTGTATGAATTGACGCGTCCCATGTGAGCCGCCTTGCCGCGCGCGAGCGCCTGGTCGACCGCGAACCCGGCCACGCCGAGCTTGAAGCCGTTGGTGCCACCGACGAACAACACGTCGAAGTCCTCCCACGGGACCGACCGCGGGTCCCAACCATCCTGCGCGACCAGCGCCGGGCGGTAACCGGCGTCGCGGATGCGCCGCAGCATCGGGATCGAGCGCACCAGCGTCGCCGCGTGATCGCCCACCACGTCGGGCGCGGTCGCGAACAGGCAGCGCTCTCGCGGCTTCCCGTCGAGCCACCGCAGATAGGCGTCGTCGTCGTGCAGTTGCGGGCAACCGAAGATTCCGGTGTCGGCCGCCCACGCAGCACCATCGGGCACGTCCTCGCGCCGCCTCGGAGTGTTCATGAATCCCAGCATCGGGTGCGGCTTCATGTTGGGGCGGATGGTCCCGCTCAGATAGATCACGGTGCTTCGCAGGTGACTTTCACGCCCGAGTGCCAGCCGACACTGATCACCTTCGCGCCAAGTGTGACGGCGCACTTCTGCGTCAGGGCCTCCTGAAAGACGTTGCGCGTTCCGGCGTGCTCCCCAAAGAACGCCACGATGCGCTCGACCTCGATCATCGCCTGCGTCTCGATGACAAAGGCATACATGTCGCGGTCGTCCGGGTTTACCGGGCACTGCGCTCGAACTTCAACTTCATATCTGCAAATCATGGTCACTTCCCCAACTGATCGAGCACAGCGCCGATGATCGACGACGCTGTGCCGTCCTGCTCGCGGGTGATCGCGTGTGGGATATTTTTTGCATGGATAATCGCCGGTCGCGCCCATTGACGTTGAAAGGCACGCCATTTGGGTGCTGGCCGGTATTTTTCTTGCGATGGTGTAGTTGGAAGCCAGAGCATTGCCATTGGCGTGAACCCGATTGACTGCATCTGCCGCAATCGTTGCTCGGCCAATTCGAACGTGTCCTTCGGAAAGCCGATCAGAACATAGACGCGCAAACGGTGCGATGCCGCAGTGAAGCCAGCCGCAAGCAGTCGGCGTGCAGCGTGTTCGAGGGTTTCGAACTCGTCTCCCGGATCGTATGCAAAGAACATATTCGGGCGCGGGGTCAGACTAGCCAGCAGTTCAACTTGGTAGTCCTGCAATGCGAGTGCCTCAAGTCCGCCGGTAAATTCAATCTGCCGACCTTGCCGCCGCAGCATGGCAAATACTGCCTCGACATGGTCGCGCGGGCAGGCCAGCAGATTATCGTCGAGAATATTCCACCCGTCGTAGATCGGCAGCACATTGGCGTCCGGCCATTTCTTCCATACGTCGCAGAACCAACAGCGCCGAGGACATCCGCGCGAAGTAATCGTGTAGCCCGGCTTAACGTACCGGCCGGGGATGAACTCCAGGCTCGTGTCGCCGTAGGCCACGCCGCCGATCTTGACCGGCGCAACCTGCGTCCACTGTTCCGCCAATCGTTCTGCGATTGTCTTGTCGGCGGTGAACGTGACCGACACATGAACCTCATCGGCCTCGGCAAAGAAATCAGGCGGCCCGAAATACGCCAGCGCATCGTCTGGTGTTGCTTTGTTTCTACGTGGAAACACCCGGATCAGCCGCACTGGTTTATTCCCCTAACTGATCGACCACCGCGCCGATGATGCTCGAAGCTGTGCCATCCTGCTCCCGTGTGATCGCATGGCGTATTGTTTCGAGCGGGACGCGGTGCTGCACGGAGATGCTCAACAGCACGGCGGCATCGCGGGCGATGGCTTCCATCGAGCTGCCAACCTTGGGGTCGGTCACAAACACTTCGCCGAGGCTGCCGTTGGCATAGTAACCCACAGTGACAGTCACGGTATGCGAGCCGTGTTTGACCTCGAAGGTCTCGGCGGCCCGTCTGTTCGGTAGGATGGCGCGGTCGCTCATGCTGCGCCTCGCGATGTTGGCCGACCGCAGTCACGCATCACCAGAGATCGGATGTACGACGGCATCGAGGCGCAGCGCCCGAACGCTGCACGCTGCATCGTGGTCCACAGCTCATCGTCGAAGTAAACAGTCACTGCGTGTTGTTTCACTTCGCTGCGGCGCGACGGCAGGCTCAGCCGGGCGCGTTCCTCCTTCACCGAAGCGGGCGACATTTCAACTTCCCGCGCGATCGCTTTCACCATCGCGCCTTCGAGCCACAGCTTGCGCAGGATCGCACGGCGCGCCGCGTTCCAGCGGTTGAGGCGTTTCATTTGCTCGTCCAGCTGCGCCTCTCCTCAAAATGGGATTTCGTCGTTTAGTTCATCCCTTGGCTTGGGCTGGGGTTTGGGCTTTGGCCGCTCGCCTATCGGAATAGCTGGCGAGATTGGACGCACCATCACGCTGTCGATTTCGCGATCTTGGAACTGAGCTTTGCCGGCGTACATTTCGATTTCCTTCCCGATCCACAAATCGGTCTCGGTGCTCCAGGCATCCGCCAGCTTTCGCAAGTTCGTCTGGTTGAGCCCGAGCTTGCTGCCGTCCTGGAATTCGGCTTCCGGGCCGAACCGTCCCGGCGCCACGTTGGCGATGACGTCACGGCGCGGTCCGCTGGACAGGTGGTGAACTTTGATGAAGCCGGAGATGAGTTGGTCGGAGATGTCCATTGTCGGTTCCCTTTCTGGGGTTCGCCATTTCCACACTTTCTAAATGTTCTTTAGCTGGTATTTTTGCGTTTGCGAAAAAACGGAATCCGCGATCCGCGCCGAAGGCATCTGCAGCACCCTACGAGGTAACCCGGGTTCGTTTCCGCATAGGGCGGGAAACGAATTGCGGACGTTTCCGCAATTACCCCGTAGGGGGATGCCGATGCGGAATTGCGGACCGCAATTTCCGCAATTTTCCGCAATTCCGAAAAAATAATTGCGGCCCCGATTTGTGGTTCATCCAAAACATTAGAAGTTACCTCTAACAGTGTTCTCATCGGTCCCTCTGTATTGCGATGCAGCACACTACTCGGATACATGTCCAGGCTTCGGCGGCCGTTTGCCTTCATCCACTTTCAGGCAACTGCGATCCACGCCCTTACTGCTCGGAATGGCTGTCTTGTATTCAATCAGCAACCCTTCCTCGCACCACCGCTTCACCCAGTGCTCGGCCTCGGTTTGGCTGCACTCAATTTTTTCCATGATGAGATGGCCGAGCCAGCGCTCGTTCTTCTTGCCACTGCGCTTGCGGCAGTAAGGATTGCCAGTTGGCTCGCCTTTATCGTCACGCATGCCGATGTTTATTTCCTCGAAGATGTCGTGCAGCACTTCCGGTGCCATCATCGGGGTTGGTGGGTTCCATGGCATCAGCACGCCGACCTCATCCTCGGGCAGGCCGTCGCGCGCGTTGCCGATACCGACGCTTTCTTTCTTAAACCAGCGGGCCGCCGAGCTCAGAAGCGTGTACTGCGCCTTAGCGTCATCGAACCGCAGCAGCCGTGTGCGCTCGACCTGCTTGGTCTTCTCCTTCTTGGCCTGGTCAAGCAGCCGTACCTCGACCTGCGCATATTCGCCCTCGGTCATCGTGAACAGTGTCGACATGATGCGGGCGACACCACCGAGTGCACCACCACCGCGAGCCGCATCCATGTCGCCGGCCATGTTCTGCGCGTACTTTTTGGCGTGATGCACGAGCAGCACCGCGGCATTGGTCCGCCGTGCCACTTCGCGCCATAGCACCGCGGCCCATTTCAGTTCGCTATTGCTGTTCTCGTCGCCCTGGAAGGTTTCGGCAAACGGGTCCACCACCACGATGTCGATCTTGAGCGCGACGATGGTCTGGATGATCTTTTCCAGCATCGGTGTGGCGACGACAGTCTTGGTGCGAGCGTCGGCTTTTGCCACGACAATGTCAGTCGCCTCGGCGATGAATATCTTTCCAATCAATTCCTGCTGGTCGAAGCCCATCCGCTGGCAAGCGCCGTACAAGCGCCGCTGCATTTCGACTTGATCTTCCTCGACGTTGATCACCAACGTGCGATAGCAATCGCGCGGCCAGAACCCGCCCCACTCGTGCCCGCGGCCACAAACCATTGCCAACTGAAGTGTCAGCAGGCTTTTGCCGATGCCGGGCGGCGCCACCAGCACCGTGACCTGGCCGGACATCAGAAACCCCGGCATTTTCCATGGCCGCACTGGGAGTCCCGCCCCATCGATCGGAAACGGGTCCAACACGTTGAGGATGTCCGGCTTGGTCGAGTACAACAGGGTTAGTTCAGGCGTCCAGTCCACCGCGCCACGACTGACAATCGTTTGAAACAACTCGACGGTATGGTCTGGCGCGTCAAACCAGTCGGCGATGTCCTGCTTGGCCTTGATCTCGTGCCATTGCGCGGCGAGATCGAGCACCCGCACGCGATTGGCACTCTCGTTCAGTGCCGCACCGACAGCCAGCGCGTGATCCTGACCGGCGCACACCGGGCGCCCATCGGGATGAAACTGC